TAGAAGACAAAATCCAGGAAGTAAATTACAAACTGCTGTTACTGAAAAAAATCCAACAGGTAAAAGAGCAGCAAGAAGAAAGAGTTTTTGTGCTAGGTCTGCAGGACAAATGAAAAAGTTTCCTAAAGCAGCTAAAGACCCTAACTCAAGATTAAGACAAGCAAGACGTAGATGGAAATGTTAGTTGTCTTATTTAATTAGTAACATTCCACATTTTAAATGTTGGGTAAGAAAAGAGTTTACACATAACCATCTAAATTATCATGGTGAAGTATTACATGGAATTGCTTTTGCAGTTAATACAATACCAGATAGATGTTTAAGTTTCCAAGTAATGTTTACTGGAATAGAAGATGAACCTAATGTTCATGGTGGTGCAATGTGGGCAAGGATGCCAATTACAGCATTAATAGCTGATGAGATATTAGAAGAGATACCAGAAAGAATGGATACTCATTTAGCACAGCCTTGGGATTGTTCATCAAGAACACATACTGTAGTTAAGCTAGACTTATTAACAGCTAGTCCTTGGATGTGTAAGATAGATAATGAATTTTATAAAGCTCGTTATATGTTTACAGTTGATTTTACTGATAGTGATATAAGTGATTGTCCAGCACAACATAAACAAAATCATGTAATGCAATTAATTGATGCAGGTAAATGGACAGGTAATATAGTATCATTACCTAATAATAGAGTTAGAGTAACAAGCCCTGCTTTATGGGTAACTGGAGAAGGACCTCCAGACTTTATACCAAGTCAGCATATACATGCAGCAGAGATACATGATAGTTATACTGACCCAGAAATAACTTTTAATAATTTATATAAGGGAAAAAAGAATGTCAGGAAAAACTAAAAAAGAAAATAAAAAAAATAAAATAAATAAAAAAGTAAAAAAAGTTTTACAAGACCAATTTGGAGATGTATCAAAACAATTAAAAAAACTTACAATTAAAACAAATAATACAGGAGGAAAAGTTATGGCAGGAATGAAAAGTAAATACGGAGCTAAGATGGGTGGTACACCTATGAAGTCTAAGTATGCAGCTAAAGCTGGTGGCTTAGTTAAAAAGAAAAATGGTGGCAGTACTGCTAAGATGATTCCAGGTATGGCTAGACGTAATCAAGCAAGAAGACCGTAGTGGCAAAGCTTTGTCCAAAAGGTAAAGCAGCAGCAAAAAGAAAGTTTGATGTATATCCATCAGCATATGCTAATATGTATGCATCAGCAGTATGTTCTGGTAAAGTAAAACCAGGAGGTAAAAAGAAAAAGAAAACTACTAAGAAGAAAAGAAAAACTACTCGTAGGAAAAAAAAGTGACGATAACATCTGAACTAATTAATACAATACATAATATACCTTGGATTGATGGTATACTTTATATTATACTTGGTTTATGTACTTATGCAATATATAAGTGGATTAAGAACAGATGAGCTTACGTAAATGGGTAGGAGAAAAATGGGTTGATATAGGAGCACCAAAGAAGAATGGTAAGTTTCAACCTTGTGGTAGAAAGAAAGCTAAAGGTAGTAAAAGAAAATATCCTAAATGTGTACCATTAGCAAAAGCACAAAAGATGACTGCAGGGCAAAGAAAGTCTGCAGTTAAAAGAAAAAGAGCTAAAGCACAAGGTGTAGGTGGTAAACCAACATTTGTATCAACATTTAAGAAGAAGACAAAGAAAAAAACATAATCGTTTGGCTCGTAAGAGTTGGAAGTAGGGTAACTGAAGAAACGCACTAACTTTAATTAGGAGGTGTGTTATGACAAGACAACAAATGTATTGTTATTTAAAACAAATACAATATAAAAAACAACAACATTTAATAAAAAGAATTTTTAAATATGGCACAATCAGGAACTTATAATTTTAATTTAGATATAGATGAAGTAATTCAAGAAGCAATGGAAATGATTGGTGCTGAAGAGACACTAGGTCATGAGCCAGCTTCTGCTAGACGTTCAATTAACTTAATGTTAAACGATTGGCAGAATAGAGGTGTTTTACTTTGGAATACAGATACAACAACAGTAACAGTTGCAGCTAATACAACAACATATGATTTAGCTTCATCAGCTATTGATGCTTTAGTTGTAACTTATCAACCAAACAGTACATCAGCAGAAACTAAACTAGAAAGAAAATCATTTGAAGAGTATCATATTCTTCCAAATAAATTTCAAGCAGGTAGGCCTACACAATATACTGTTAAAAGAAATTTAGCTAATCCTAAAATATTTTTGTACCCTGTGCCAGATGCTACTGGTCTTCTACAGGTAGAACTTATTCGTCAAGTTCAAGATACAAATAAATCATTCAGCCAAAATGCAGATGCCCCAGTAAGATTTTTACCTTGTCTTACTGCAGGGCTTGCATATTATATGGGGTTAAAAAGACCAGGCATACCTAGTGAAAGATTAACATTATTAAAAGCAAATTATGAAGAACTTCTTTTAAGAGCAATGGAAGAAGATAAAGAACGAGCAAGTATATTTTTTAAACCTAAATTAAGAATTGTTTAATGGCTACTGAAAAAAGAGCAATAGGTATGTGTGATGAATGTGGTTTTGTTTATCCACAAAGAGTAATGAGATTAAGTAGTTATAACACTTTACGTTGTCCTACTTGTTTTGATGGTCGATATGATTTACATAATCATCCACAAAATAAAGCTCCTAATGTTAGTGAAGACCCTGTAATTAGAAATGCTAGACCAGATGATGGTGGTAGAAATGCAATATGGAGTACAACACAATTAACATGGAATGACGACACAACACAAATAGGTAGGGATTGGGATTCAATATGAGTACACTAACAGGAAGACTAATAAACAACACGTATAAGCAGTTACTTAAAGTAGCTACTTCTGCGAATACAGGAATTACAGGAACATTAACAACAATACAAGATGGTGATGCCGGTAACACAGCATTACAATTAGCTACCAGTGCTGCCCAAATAGATGGTACTTTATTTGTAGGACAAACCTTTGGAGTATCAGGTGATGCTTCTGTAGCAGGTGGTTTAGCAATAGCAAATAAAGTTTGTGCATCTGCATATTATGGTGATGGTTCTAATCTTACAGGATTAACATTTAGTGGTGATGTATCTGTATCTAGTTTAATAGTTACTAATAATGCAACCATAGGTGGTAATGTTACTATTGGTGGTAACATAATGGTATCTGGTGGTGAGATACAAGTTAAAAATGGTGGCACACAATCTAATATAAAACTATATTGTGAATCTGGTAATGCTCACTATGCAGCTTTACAAGCTCCACCTCATAGTTCTTTTAGTGGTAATATAACAATAACACTTCCAACAAGTGCAGCAACATTAGTTGGTACATCTACTACAGATACATTACTTAATAAAACATTTGGTGATAAGGTAGATTTTAATGATGATGTTTGTATTAGTGGTGATTCAGTTCTTGTAGGTAATGCAACTATAGGTGGTACATTATCTGTAGGTGGTGCTGTTAATTTATTAAGCACAGCAACTGTATCAGGCACAGCAGGTTTCTTAGGAGCTATTAGAGTTTCAGGTAATGCCTCTGTAGGTGGCACATTAGATGTTGGAGGTAATGTAAGTATAGGAGGTAATGTAACTGTAAAAGGTGATGTACATGTTAGTTCTAAAGTATGTGCCTCTGCATTTTATGGTGATGGTACAAATATTACAGGTATACCTATTACAGGTAACATATCAGTTTCAAATGCTAAAGTAGGTGGTACATTAAGTGTATCAGGAGCTACACATTTAAATAGTACAGTATCTATAACAGGAGCAGTAAATCTTGCAAGTACATTAACAGTAGCAAGTAATGCTTCAGTAGGAGGAACACTTTCTGTAGGAGGTGCAGTTAATTTATTAGGAACAGCTACAGTATCAGGAGCTGCAGGATTTTTAACTACAGCTAGAGTATCAGGTAATACAAGTATTGGTGGCACACTTGATGTAGCAGGTAACGTATCACTAGGTGGTAATGTTACAGTTAAAGGAGATGTTCATGTAAGTTCTAAAGTATGTGCTTCAGCTTTTTATGGTGATGGTGCTAACTTAACAAATGTACCTGCAGTTATAACAGGAAACATATCTGTTAATAATGCTACAATAGGTGGAACTTTACATGTAGGAGGAATTACTACAGTAGTAGGATATACACATTTTAAAGATGATGTATCAGTATCTGGTAATGTTCATATAGGTGGTACTACTACAATAGGTGGTGCTGTA